ATACATTGATTGATGTTAATTGTTTTGCAAAAGTTGTCTTACCACTTCCCGGTATTCCTCTAACTAGATATAGCATTTTTTCCATAGTACAAATATAAGAAAAAAAATTGCATAAAAAAAGGGAGTCAAACTCCCTTTATATTAAGGTGCTATTATTTTATAATAGAGTTCTTTTGATATTTTATTACTAATTGGTAACGGATTTTGAATTCCATTTGTTCCTGAAGTTCCTTGAGTCCCTGAAGTTCCTTGAGTCCCACTTGTACCGTTTGTTCCATCGGATGAACCCCAAGATCCGGCACATTTTCCTGTATCGTTAATTGCCTTCATAATTGTATCAAAATCAAAAGTATATCTGTTACCTTTAACTTTGGGGTTTTTTTGGGGGTTTTCACCATTTTTGTATTCACTAGTCCCATCAACCTTATTATCATCTGTTTCCGTTTTAGACCCACAAAATCGTTTTCTTAAAACAGAACCTAATTCTTTATTTCTATACCATGTTTTGTCGTACATAAAATTATAAGCGACTTTTTTAGGTGATAAATAACCAGCACATAAAAATCCTATATTACCCTGTCCTGCCTTTTTTGTAACGGCCCCTTTGTCACCTGTTTTTTTCCATATAATATCTTTAGGTGTACTGAATGACCCCTTGTTTTTACCACCAGGCATTGGTGCAAAATCTTGTTGTCTTAGTTGTTTATAATTACCACCTACACTACTTGACCCTTCGTTGGATTTTTTTGACCCATCACAAGATTTAGTAATAAGTTCCGTTAAATCACTTCCAGGTTTGTATGTCGTACCATTTACTTGGTCCGCAATTGTACCCGCCCCATCACTTTTAATCGTTAAAATATTTTTGGTTTTACAATTAATCTGAATATTTTCAAATTGTGTACCATCCGAATCTACTGCCGTAACTTTTAAAATGTCACCATTTTTTTTTGATACTTTAAATGTTTTTAAACCCCATGTTTTAGGTGCAATTCCTGAATTATATCCTTCGGCTGAAATAAGTGAAAGTTTATAAACCTCCGATAGGATTATTTTATTTTCTTTTAAAATCGCTTGTTTGTGTAACCCTAAAATTCTTTGGATTTCACCTTCTTTTAATGTAAATTTATTTTTCATAGTAATTTTTAAGCTAGTAAATTTGAGTCGTCCACCACAGGCTCGTTTTGTTTATCATTTCCCACTTGATCAAATCTGTATTTTGTGTATGTTTCAATTGCGTTTTTTGTTTTGTCTCCAGCAATTCCATCAACACCATCTTTATTAGCTCCTGAAGTTCCAAGATTTGCATTAAAACACTCTATTAGTCTTTGTTGGATTATCATTATTTGACTTTTTGTTTGTTCACTTATAATAGCTTTATCAATAATAATATTTTGGAGTCTATTATATTGTTTTTCATTTAAGATTAATTTTTTCATATCTTATTTTTATTTATAAATATATCAAAAACAAAAAAGGTGAGAATAAATTCCCACCTTTCAAGAGATCGACATTGGAATGTCATTTAACTCCACCACTTTGTTTTGATAGAACAAAGAAACTATATTTTAATCATCCAAACTTTTATTACATTTTGACCTGTAAAATAATTTTTGAACTGACAATTTTCTATTAAACCTTGAGTTAAATTGTAGTCATAAATGCCTCCACTTATATGTCCCCAAGGTGTGTTATTTAATGTCAAGGTATAGTTTAAATTATTTGGATAAAAACTATATGTTGACTGAACACCATTAAAACTATAAGTATTATAACTTAAAAAAACAAGAGTGTCCGATCTTAGTTCCTCATTAAAATTTGTGTTTAAAACTTTAGTGATTACCCAAGTGGTATTTTTTAAAGTTATTGTTGTATCAACAAAAGTTGTGTCCGTAATGATCGGTTGCGGATTTAAAGGTTGTTGTGGTTTCACCTCAACTTTTTTACAAGAAAGTAAAACAAGACCTATAATAAATAAAATAAGTTTTTTCATATTACACTAAAGTTTCTAATTTATTTCTCACTTGTTCTCCAATAGTTACAGGTGTCAGACTTGTTAAAACAATTGACTCTTTTAAAATTTTATGTGGAATGTGAACCAAAAACATATTACCATCATAAAATGAAAGATCCTCTTTAAGATTTAAAGCTCCGTCAACCATTTTCAAAAAGATCTTGAATTGAATTGGGTCAACAAAAGATTCAGACAAAATTGTGCCAAATTTTTCGTTGATAATATTAATCTTATGGTTTACCGGAGTTTTTATCATGTCTTTATTGTTTCTACAAATGTAATAAAACTTTTGAATCTAAAAAACTTATTTCAAAACTTTTTTAATAATATCATAAAGTTGGTCAACTTCTTTTTGTTTTGGTATGTCATCTAACTTAAAATACTTACATGATGTGTGTTCATGTCCATGAGTTGCACTATCTAAATCGGGTTCTTTTTTGTCTTTAATATTTTGTAAAAATACAAACATCATTCCTCTTTTTGTTCCGTCATCATTAAAGTTGTCTATAATACCAACAAGATCTAAATTGGTATCAATCTCAATATTGGTCTCTTCGTGAAATTCTCTTATGGCGGCTTGACCTGGCGATTCACTATTTTCTATACCACCACCAGGTATTGACCAAATGTTTGGTAATGTTTCTTTTGGCCCTCTTTTACAGAGTAAAACCTCATCCCCATATTTAAGAATGACACCAGCACTTCTTCTAAACTTCTTCATTGATATTTATAAATATGAAAGTAAAAATAAATGATAACTTATTTGATGTTAAAACACTATTAACTTCAAAAGATACTCAAAATGGTATGATGGGTAAAAAATTTGACGGTTATGATGGTATGTTATTTTTTATGAAAAATGAACCACATTCTTTTTGGATGAAAAACTGTGTTATTCATTTAGACATTATTTACATACATGACCACAAGATTGTAAAAATACATCACAACTGTAAACCTTGTTTTGATAATGATTGTGATCACTACGAAGGCAGTGGTGACTTAGTACTTGAACTTCCTGGCGGAACTTGTAAAAAATATAACATTAAAGAAGACAATGAAGTTACTCTACTTTAAAATAAATCTATTTTAACTTGTTTTTTTTCATCAACAAAAGTCTGAACTCTACCTCTTGCAACATCACAATAGTTAGGACTTAATTCAATTCCTAACCATCTACGGTCTAATATTTCTGCCGCAACCATAGATGTTCCACTACCACAAAAAGGATCTAGTATAAAATCGTTCTTGTAGGACAATATCTTAATCGCCTTTGTTGGAATGTCCATTGAGAAGGTTGCCTTAGTAAGAGATTTAGTGTCAGCAAAATAATTCCACTGACCAAAAACAAGTTCCATAAACTCTTTTTTATCATTCTCCCTATAAACCATTTTATTTCTTTTTGTCCCATCTTCATTTTCAATTTCAGTTGATTCACCTTTCCATTCAGGTTGACCTTTTATTTTCTTAATGTGTTTGTTTTTGTACGCTAATATTACACACTCCTTAGGGTTATAAATATAAGGGCTAGACGGACTCATCCAAGATCCCCATGCGGTTGTCTTACTTCTGTGGGGAGAATCTTCTTCTAAATCCACAATTCCAAAGAATTTAAATCCAACTTCTTTCATTATTTGATAAAATTCTGAAACAAAAAATACTCTACCTCCCCTATCTTGAACATTTACTTCGTAAGGAATATTAATTGAGACTCTACCGTCATCTTTAATCAATCGGTAAGTTTCTGTTAACCATTCTCTTGTCCAACTCCAATATTGGTCCATAGGTAAGTTATCGATGTGCATATCATATTTAATCCCACAATTATATGGTGGTGATGTAACAACCAAATCAACACTACCTTCAGGTAAAGTTTTCATTACCTCAATACAATCTCCATTTATAATTTTTCCTGTTTCTATCATTTTTAAAATATATTTTTTATCATTATTTAAACTATTTCTGTAATTATTTGAGCTAATTTATATCCTGCAAAAGCTCCTGACGCAGCAGATCCAGGAAGAACTATAAACTTTCCAAGAATTGTGTCATATTTCTTTCTATTCACAATATAAGAAATTAAAATGTAATAAACAATATAGTTTATTAAAACTAAAAAATCCAGTTCGTTTGCTACAAACACAACAATAGAGTTTCCAAGAAACCCCCACATAAAATTTATGAGAGTTTCTCGTAATAATTCATTTGGTGTTGTGATTGCATCTAAAACTGAGATTTCTTTACTAAATCCTGTTTTTTTCTTCAATTTTTTTGATGTGGTGTTCGAGGTACCATAGGGCTTTTCTGAGATCCTCGAGTTCGTTGTATTTTCCTTTCTTTCCTGCACGACTAATATATTTTACTGTATTTCCTAAACTAAATCCTAAATCCCAAGCATCAATAACTTTGATTGCCTCATATTCATTATTTTCTCCTCCGTAATGTTGAGGATGATTTACTTGTTCTATTTTTGGTGGGGGGCACTGACAAAGTCCGGTGCCGCCACATACACAGTCATTATCCATTATTCTTCTTCTCTATATTCTTTTAATAACTCATCGTTGGGCATTGTTCCGTATTTCCCATTAAGACCATCCATATCAACAAATGAGGTCATCATATTTTTTGTATCGTATATTTGTTGTGTAACATCAAGTGATTTAACAATTTCACGAATGATCTTGTAAGGATCAGCATTTGACCCTGGTCTTCGATCTTCAATATATCCTTTCCATTCTTTTGCTGTGTCCTGAGGAACTCTAATTGACGCTCCACGATCAGATACACCCCAACTGAATTTATCAATTGCCTGAGTTTCATACTCCCCAGTTAATCTTAGATTGTTATTAGAACCATAAGCTTTAATGTGATCATTGTGCCTTGATTCAAATGCGTTGAGTAGTGCCATGAAGTATTCTTCATCCCCGTCAAGTCTCATAATGTCTGTTGAGAAGTTTGTATGAAGACCTGATCCATTCCATTCACCATTTTGAATTGGTTTTGGGTGAAGTTCAATATGGTAACCATAATTTTCAACAACTTTGTGTAAGAAATAACGAGTCATCCAAAGATCGTCCCCTCCTTTTAACTTACCTTTAGATAATATCTGATATTCCCACTGACCTAACGCAACTTCAGCGTTTGTTCCTGTAATATTAATACCATAATCTAAACACATATTTGTATGTTCGTCAACAAACTTACGACCAACAACATTATGTCCCACACCACAATAATACTCACCTTGTCCTTTAAGGCTATTTCTTTTATGTCCTAAAATATTCCCATTAATTTCTTCACGAATAAAATACTCTTGTTCAAAACCAAACCAAAGATCTTCAAAACCTTCACCAATACTTGATCTTTTATTTGACTCGTGTGGTGACCCGTCATGATTTAATACCTCACATAAAACATAAACCGTTGATGAAATGTCTTTCATATAATGTCTAACAGGTTTTAAAATACGATCTGAGTTTCCAGTTTTAGCTTGGTTAGTTGATGATCCATCAAAATTCCACATAGGAAAATTCCCATCTAAAAATGCGTTTTTAACTGTATTGTATTCAACAATCTTAACTTTACTTCTGAGGTTAGGTTCTGGTTTATATCCATCTAACCACACATATTCCAATTTAATTTTCATATATTATTTATTTTTTTGTGTTTTTGTCAAATAATACTTTCGTATTTCGTGACCCAAATTCTGATCGTTTGGAAATTTATCAACCATTTTTTTAATAAATTCTAAAATTTTGTTTTTTTCTTTATCACCCATTGTTTTCTTTTAATTCTTCAAATTTTTTAGTTTGTGATATGTGACCAGCAATTCTTCTTTTGAACATTGGAAGTAGGGTTTCGTTTATTGGAAAAATTCCCTTTGAGCTCATATAAAAGATTGGTCCTATTTTTTTGTCAATACCATCGAATGAAGAAAAATTATAAATAATTTTTGAAATAGTCAAATCATTTATAGACTGATCGTAAATTAATTTTACATTTGTCATTTGTTGGGGATTTAATTTAGTTTGTTTTTTGATCACATATTCCCAAACATAATGAGTTTTTTCATGATCAATAAAATAAAAGAACCCTTTAGGATGAATAATGTTTTTTTTGTTTCTTTTAACTTTCATATCCAAAGAATCAAACACTATTGTCCACACTGATTTAGCAATGTTAAAGTATTCCATTATTCTTGGTGCTGAGTACATTAGTATTTTTTTAAATTCTTTGGATTCATCGTCTGACATATTGGGCATCTCTTTAACTTTGAGATCTTTTACCATAATTTCGTCATCAATGTTTGTGAGTTTTTTGTCTGTGTAAACAATCTTATGGTCTCTCATAAGAGCTTGGACATTCATTAAATGTAGTGATAATTCAATAAACCCTGGGTATAACTCTAACTTGTCCAGTTTTTCTCCCATTTTTTGAAAATAGGAAAGTAGTTTGTATTCTTTATATTCTCTATCAATAGGTTTTTCGAACATCCAATCGGTGTTCATTAAAAATTCTATTTTTTTTCTTCGTGTCATTAAAAATAAAAATAATGCAAAATATAAAACAAATAAAGGGCTAATTGACCCTCATTACATAATACTCAGTTCCATTTATATTAAAAGTATCATAATCACCATCGTAAGAATTTAACATACTACCATATCCGTCAGAACTTACTACCGTTTCCGTTAGTTTATCTAAATCAATAAAATCCATGATAAAGTCTTTATCAGAACCATGATGATCAATAAACCCAAAAATGTCGTTTTGGTACTCATCAACTCTACCTGTAATTTCATTTTCAATTGAACTTTCATCATATTCACCTTGTGGGTCATCATTGATTTCTTGAATTATTTCTTCCAATCCTTCAATTTTTGTTTCAATTTCTTCAAATTTTTCATCAGGTAAATTTTCACTTTCTAATCTTTTATTAAGTGAATCTATGTTTGATTGTAGTTGTTGAACTTGTTTCATTTGTTGATTTGATAGTTCTAAAGGTATATCAAAATCCTCAGGAGATGATCTAACATAATCATCGTAGTAATCATATAACCAACGATACCATTGTTTATCATCTAAAGCGTCATTGAATGCCCAAGAACTAAACGCCTCCATTCCTGAATCATCAATTAATTGTTCAACATATTGTCTTGCGGCACTATCTACCTCATCTTCAGTATAAACATCATAGGTATTAGGGTTAAACCCATTACCACCCCCTAACCATTCATATTGTTTTCCGTAACCATAGGTTGCCCTTCCATTAGGATTGATATAATACTTATCTTCAGGAACTTCATTTCCTTCGTCATCTTCAACCATATCCACATCACCATATTGATTTAAATATTTGTATACAGCTTCAGTTCTTTCAGATTCATCATCTTGGTTTTCAACATTCCATTCATCTTCTCTTCTTTTTTCATCCAAATTGGAAAGTTTTTCATTTAACTCTTTTTGCATTTTTATCTTCCACATAGAAGATCCATAATCACTAACATAACCATCTATTGTAATACCATTAAGGTTTGAAATATTGGTATGAGAAATGTCTAACCTACCCATTACTCTTACAACTCCTGTAAGTGGTCCAATATTTTTATAACCAGTAACACTTAGTGGTCCAGTAATAACAATTCCCTTACCTCTATACGGCTTTAGGTTTGATATTCTTTCTGCAATTCCTCCAACATTTTCTAATAATTCCAAATAATCCTCAGGAGAAATTGAAACAAGGTTTTCATCTTGTTCTACAATATAATTTTTAAAAAACTTCTTTATTGACATACTTTTATAAATATAACAAAAGAAAAATAATTGATTTTTATTTTTTTTGAATTAAAGTTTGTTTGTATACTATTTATAGATAAATAAACCACTTAAAAATACTTATTATGAGTTGCGGATGTAAAAACAAAGCTAATCAACAGGCCCAACAACCTCAATCACAACCTCAACAAACTCAAGTTCAGCAACAAGGAGGAAATGTTTCTGAAACAAAAGGTAATGTGCAAGAGAATGTAAAAAAAATCATTAACAAATATTATAGAAGATAATTTTTGTTATACTAAAAAATTATAGGTGTTCTGATTGGGCACCTTTTTTTTTGTATGATATTTATTTGATATGAGTTTAGAAAGAGCACAAGATTTAAGAAATAGCTTCAATGACGGAGAATTTGATGAGGACATTAGACCGTATTTTAATGACCTTATTACCTTTTTTAAATTCATGAAAAAGTATAATCTTTTAGAGGAACTTGATTTAAGAGAAATTCCTCCTGATGATTTTAGCAATGAGTTGTTTGATTATTTGGTTGAGAATGGTATTATGGATAATTTAGACTATAATTCTGTTCCAGAAGAGTTTACGAATAATTATCTACTACATGGTTTAGAATATAACTACGAAGATACCGTTAAATATATTACAAGCAACCTTTTAACTGATGTTCAAATTAGACCTGATGGGTTCTATCTATATTTAGGTAATGATAGAGATGAATTAGCGTCTTTTTTCTGCGGTTCCTCTCGTCGTGATAGTTCTCCTGAAGATGTTGCAAAACAAATATTTAGTGAAGATGGTTTAGGTCACGATTGGTATTTTGATGTTGATACAAAACCATCTGATGTTATTGACGATTTAAATGAAAAAAATACCATTAATTTAAAAGATGCCATTTTTAAAGAAATTGGTAATGTTGAATTATCTTTAGAGGATTATAGCTCTGATTTTTTTGAAAGTTTATCAGAAGAACAGGGAACTGAAGGTTATTTTAAAATTCAAGCTGAAGACTTAAATGAATTAATTAAAGATTCCGACGCAATAAACGAACTATGTGAAAATGATTTAAGTGAGTTAGGTCAAGAATTAAAAAATATTTATTGGAACGCTTATAATTCTGCATATGAAAATGAAATATATGAATTAGTATATGATGGTTTAAATGAATACTTTGAAGGAAAAATTGATGAAGTACCAAAAGAAACTACCAAATCGGATGGTAAAAAAGTAACCACATACTTAAATTATATTAAAATTAGAGATTTTGTTGGAAACATCACTTTATTTTTAGAAAACAATAAAGGTCAATCATATTCAGATTCATATTTAGACTATTTTGGTAGTTATACTACTTTGATGAAACAACTAATCTACGATCAAGATTATGAATGTATAGATTTTTACACTCCTGATTATCCAGATTGGTCCACAACTCAAAAATATATAAACGAAATGTTTGATGATTATATCTAACTATTTATAAATCCAAATAAAACTCATATTAATTATAAAAATAAAAAATATGAGAAAATTAGAAAAAAACACACGAAGATACTTTGTGAATCTATTTGCCGACTACATCCTTTCTAAATTTGATAAGAAGGACAACACAGTAATCCAAGTAACAGATTGTGAAACCTTTGTGGTCGTAAATGGCCAAACAACGAGTAAAGAAGTGTTGGATTTAAATGAACTAAAAACTGAATTCATTGAATTAAACAAAGAGTTATTTAATTCACTTAAGAAAGAAGACATTAACATTATTGACATAATTAAATACGATCAAGAAATCATAGATGTTTCAAAAACATGGATCACAGTTAATAAGTCATTATATGTTACAGAATATGAACCAATGTTAGAAATAAACATTTCATCAGAGTTTCCTTATGGTCACAGTTTAGGATGTGGTAGAGGAATATTCTATTACTCACATTATATCTTTAATCAAATGTATTCTTTGTTGGGTGTGGATAAATTATCTTTTAGATATTCAAGTGAACTAAATGAAGATGAGGATTATAAAATTAAAGTGGTTTGTGATTCTCAGATCCCAAAACAAACTATTGAAAGTCTTGTTTTAGATTGTTTTGATATGGATCTATCCGAGTTTAAAGAAAGACTGTCTGATTATAACTTTACAAATGATATAGTAGATCAATCATTAAATAAACCATACTTGATTCAAGATAGACTAAAAGATATAGTATTATTATAAAAAACCCCTCCGTTAAGAGGGGGTTTTGTTATCTTTCGTAAAATTCTTTAATTATGTTAAGTCCTTGATCAATGTCTTCAAAATCTCGGTCAGGAGCAAATAACTCAGTTAACGGTTTTTTGCTTTCAGGATTTTCAATCAACATAAATGCGGGAACAAATTCATTATCAGTTGCCTCAACAAACAGATTATATTCTTCCTCATATTCGTAAATGTCTCTTTCAATATAATCTAATTCTGCCTCATCAAGCATTTTTTTAAAATCTTGACAATGGGGACAACTTTTCATTGTAAAAAGTATTGCTAATTTATCCATTGATTAATTCTGTTACTAATAGATTTATTTGAGATTCATTAATAAAACCAACTTTAGTTTGAACCACCTGACCTGAGTTAAACATTTTAATCGTAGGTATACTTCTAACACCTAAAGAAACCGCAATCTCATGATTGTTATCAATATTTAATGTGTACATTTTAACATCTGATTGGTTTGAGGACGCAACTTTTTCAAAGATTGGTTTCATCATTTTACATGGACCACACCATTCTGCCCAAAATTCAACCATTAACTTTTCTCCTTGATTAATTTTTTGTTGTAATTCAACACTATTAATTTCCATTTTTTTTCATTTTTTTTAAGTTTAATATAAAAAATTCAACATCTTTTTTCTTTCTTATAGGATAATAAATTTTACAAGAAAAAGAAGAGATCATCGGATCACTTTTAGATAAATATATGTAAATGTTTTCATCATACACATAAATCGATTCTGAGTTACTAATTCCATCGGAAAATTGTACTGAATCAGAAAAATACTCGGTAAACTTAGGTCTGTTTTTTAATTCTGATGGTGATAAATTGTGACCATCAGTTAATCCCATAATTGAGAACATCTCTTTGGTTCTTTCAGTTAAATTTTTTAAAAATTGTTCTTCGTGTTTAAATTTTTCCATAATATAAAAAAGGGGGCATTTCACCCCCATAGTTTTAAACCAACATTAATTCCGCTGCCTCCCAAAGTTTAGTATTTAAACGATTTGTGGTTTGGATACTCTTAATCCCACGAAGAGTTGTTTGTCTTCCTCTTGGAGTTTTGTAAGTAAATCCTCCTCGAGTCATTTTCTCTTGGATCACATTAAACACAGTCCAAAGATCACTTCCCTCATCCTCAGGTCGAAACGGTGTTAGAAGGTCTGTAATGTCAATAGACTCAGGTCCATTTCCAACCGCCCAACGGATCTTAACTGCCTCTTTGATCAATCGAAGTTTTTCTTTTTCAGTTAACTCTTTTTCCATCATTCGAGTAACAGATTCCTCAATTCTTGGGAGTTTCTTAGAGAAATCCTCAGCCAAACCTCGAACATCGTCGAATGAGAAGTGATTGTGTCGAATTGAGAATCGTTCTGCCACTGATGTAGGAACCGTAAGTCCGTTTGAACATACTAATCGGAATAACCCTGCTCCCATAGAGAATGTTGCCGTTCCATCGTGAGAGTTTCTAACGATCGCCTCAACAACTGTGTCCCCAACTTTTGGTAGTTCGCTGTTTCGGTATTTTAATTCGTGCATTGAATGAATGCCTCTACCTGTTTGTTTTACAGACGATAGTTTCCAACCTTCGCGGTCAAAAATCTCCATCACTTCGTTGGTTGGTACGAACTCATACTTGTTCGTCATTTTAGAAGATGGTGATGTTGCGAAAACTGCCGGTGCAATTGATTTAATTAATTCTGGTGTGTATATCATAGTTTATTATTTTCTTTGTTTTTGTGTTTGGTTTTACGAGTGTAGGATTTCTTACTTTTTTGCACGATGGGTCTAGTTGCCTGCCATATTTCCATCATAGTAAGTTCTATTGTTTTCATTTTGTTTCTCGTTTATCACATTACAAAGATATGCGTTTTTTATTAAATACAAAACTTTTTAAAAAATTAATTTAAAATTATTTTACCCCACTTTGTTTTTTGAATATACCCTTCCACAACTGACTTAGGGTTTGGGGTTTCAAATAGTTCGGGAATTTTTAATTCCATAATTATATTAATCATTTGTTGTCTATTTATAATATGGTCTATACCATCATCATAATTTTTTTCACATTTTTCCCTTAACTTCTTATAAAAGTCTTCTTTTTGAACATCCCCAATCAGTTCCATTAAATCACCTGGGTTAGTTTCAAAAAAAGTAATAAGTTGTTTTATGTATATTTCACAATCAATATTTTTCATAACTAACATTTTTAATAATTATAGGAAAAAAATTCCTCATAAAAAAAAATGGGACTTATTAAAGTCCCAAATCACTAAAATCAATCCCACTCAAATCATCGCCATCGTCATCATCCTCATCTCCCATAGCATCACGGTATTCTTGATTTTTTAATTCTTTAATAATGTCATCAACCATTCTTTGAATAAATTGTTGTCCTTTAGGATCTCCACTAAGAATCATTTTTGCAACCCTCATAAACTCTTCCGCGTTTAATGCCGAGAATCGCATAAATAAGTAATGTTGTATATGTTTTTTGTCTTCATCAAACAATTCCATGGGATATGATGCCATAAACTTTTCCCAAAATACAGGACCAAGTCTTGAATCCCAAATTTCTGAAGGTAAAGTGTCTTCAGCGTTTAATATCATTTCTTGTTGTCTTGGGTCATCAGGCAATCCGTGTGATCCAAATATTTCATAAACACCTTTAACTAATTCGTGAACCAACAACGGAAATGTAACCGCCTTAGCTTTAACTGTTGGTGGATCTGTTTCTTCATCAACTTCTGATTGTCCCATTTGACCACCACCGCCACCTGCCATTCCTTCCATGTTAGGAAATATCCAATATGCATGTTCCATTAAAGATTGTGTGACAGCATATAGGTTCATAAGTTGTGGATTAATATCATTGATCTCATTTTTAACAAGATTATACATGTGTCCTCCTTTAAAAGCCGCACCTTGAATAAGTGAATTAATGAATCTTCTTTTTTCTCTTTCCAAATTAAAGTTTTCCATATCACCCATTAATTCTTCAACCTCTTCTTCACTTGGCATTTCAGGCTCACTTTGCATCCCTTCTGCCGCTCCCATAGGTTGCCCCACAAGTTCGGCTTTGAATTGCATTGCATCATCAGGAATACCTAACTCATTTCTAACAAGTTCAATCGCTAAGTTTTCAAGTACCTCTTTATTTTGTGATTGTATCATTACAAGTTTTTGCATTGCCTGACCAACTGTTCCCATCAATTGCATAAGTGCATTTGATCCTTGGATTGTTCTTGTGTCCCCCATTGCCGTTCTAACTTTATCAACTGAGTCCTTGAATCTTTTTGAAGATATTAACTCAATAAAGTCTCTATCCATATTTGGAATTGCAGGGAATCCATGATACGGGGTTTCTTTTCCTGTAATTTTTCTCTCAACATCTCCAGCCATTCTTTCAGGTCCTTCGTAGTCAATAGGTGCTTCCATAAGTCTTAATAAGTCTTTTTTGGAAATGCCTTCCGTGTATAATCTATTTGTATTTTTTTTCATATTATTCAAAATCAATTCCAAGTTCATCAAAACTTAACCAATCAGGCATATCGCCTTTTCTTGCTTTTGGGTTTTTCTTTGGTCCAGGTTTAGGACTATACGGAGTTCCAGGTTTTTTTGGTTTGGTTGGTGTTTTTGTGCCAGGTTTAACTGGAACTTCTAATTCTCTATTTTCAATTAAATCCTCATCAAATTCCATATCTATGTCTCTCCTGTCCATTTCTATTTCTTCAGGAGTTCTATTGTCCATATCTATGTCTCTCCTGTCCATTTCTCTTTCTTCAGGAGTTCTAGTGTCCATATCACCATTAGGGCTAAATGAAGGAAACATTTCACTATTATCATTCATATCTACATAATCATATTCTTCGTCAAATTGACCTTTAAGATAATTAATGTCATCATCTTCATCATCTTCATCATCAATATCAATTTCTTCAAAATCCGCATCTTCTGATTCAAATTGTTCTTGTTCAGAAATTACTTTACCTCTACTGTAATTAAAAAGATACTTTATATCGTTAAGTTCTTTTAGTATTTGTTTTTTCATACCAATTTTTATTTAATAAATATCTCAGTTTTTTATTCTGTCACAATATAATAGTGATACCCCAAAGAATAATATAAAAATTGACCCTTTTTCTTATAAATAGAATTAATTTCTTCTTGGTTGTTAACTTTAACACCAACAATTTTTTTACCATTAGTTAATTTTCTTCCAGGATGTGTATTTAAAACATCTCCAATAGGTTCTAAGAAATATTTGAGTTTTTTAATTAAAGATTTTTCATCTCCAACAATACCAATACCGTATTGTTTACAAAGAATTTTAATTTCGGGTAATTCAAGTTTAGTTAAGTCTTCCATATCACAAAGATACGAAAATTATTTAATTTGGCCAAATTTAAAATTTGAGAAGTAACACTTGTATCTGCTATCAAAGTAGTTCCAAGTGGCTCTACGGTTCATTTCTTTATCAAAATAACCTTTTTGGTATGCCTCATTAATCATTATTTTTTCATCCTCAATAACTTGATTTTTTAAAATAGTTAAAGTCATTAAAGTTTCTTCAGAAAGTCCTTCTGTTTTTAATAATTCTAAAATTTTTTTTTCGATTGGTCCCATATTTAAAAAGTATTAATAAATTTCTTGTAAGTCAACATCTACATCAATTGGAATCCCGTATTTTTCTAATAATTTATAAAATAAATCATACACTGAACTTCTAATCATTCCTTGAAAATCGCTACCTTCATAATTAAGTAACGCCTCATGGTAACCCGCATCTATTGTGTCGTTCACCACATATTCTTCCTCAGTTTCTTCGTTCCAACCATGAAATTCCATAGTTCCACGAGGATCAACATCAACCATAATTTCAACAAATTGTCCTTGTCTATCAAGATGGACAACCTTTATTTTGGTTTCCAAATTAAATTCATCATCAACTAACTTATATTCCTTAGTGTCAATCTCATCTTTAAGTTTTTTAAATAATCTATCAAAACCCCCATTATATCTATACCATATGGGTCTAATTGTGTCATAATCATCACGAGTTTCTTTTCTAATTCCAGAAATATCATAAATCACATCATCAAGATGAGGTTCTTCTCCTATCTTTTTTTGTTTGTCCCAAATTTGATAACACAACTTACGAAGGTTTTCCTCGGTAAGATTTTCAGTTATTAACCTTTGTTGTCTTTCTGTGATTATTATTTTCATCTTCTTTTTTTAACTTTATTAAAACCTTTCCTAATTTTATCGTTAAATTGCCCTGATACTAACATCTTAAAATCGTGGATTGGGAATTCAATCTTTGGGTTATTATCTTCAAAATCATTTTTAATTCTATTTATCAACCAATTTTCATAAACGCCAAAATTATCAGGTTTATTACCTGGCCCACCACCTTTTATATCATCATTTAATTCTTTAATATTAGTATCAAGAATTTGATCTAACTCACTTAACCTTCTTATTAATGCCACTTGAGATTCTGTTATTATTATTTTCATTTACTCGTCTAATTTATTAATGACACTTCTACCTGATAACCTGTAAAAGGTAAAATTATTTCGTTCATACAATCTTCAGCAACATCCTTAACTTCACTTTCAATTTCCCACCACATATCCCCATCCTCTAAAGCATCATCTAAAGATAAATACCTACCATCCATAAGAGTAACAGACCCACCAGGTAAAATTTTCCCATATAAATAGAAATCAAAATCATTATATACCATTTGAGTTATTATCCACTCAAAATCATAACCACCAACAGTTCTATCGTTAAAATCTTTTGTTGAAAATGTTTTGTTTAACAATGGTTTAATAAGATTTTTAGCAAAAACCTCATCACCAACTATTTCTTGAAATGCTATTTGGGTTCGGATTTTATCTGAAGTCTTAGTAATCCCCCAATACTCAAGATCATCTTTATCAAATCTTATTTTTTTACCTTTCTTTAATTGGTTTTTCCAATGATTTTTAATTGCCTCTATATTTTTAATAGCAACTGATTCTTTAATAAGATTATATTGATTATCAGATATTATTATTTTCATCATCAGTTAGATTCTTTTCTTTTATTGATTACTTCTCCTATTGATATAGACACAACACTTCCCCCTAATATGTTTCTTGCTTCCCATTGTAACTGATAAATAAAATTATCTAAATCGTAAAATAAATATATAGATTCAAGATGAATATCAACGGTAATATGTATTTGAGATAATTCTTTTTTTTCAAGGTAACCCATAGAGGTTGTTTTTGACACATCTACCACCTTTATTTCTTCAATCATTTCTATTGGGTCACATATGTAATTGCGGTGTGACCTAATATAAGAACCTCCCTCACAATTTTCTTTTACCTCATCAAAAGCCATGTTAATAAGATTTTGTATTGGATCTAATCTTGACTCAGATAACATTATATATTGTTGTTCAGATATTATTATTTTCATATCTATATAATATTAGCACCATTAACCTCTTTTATTTCAACATCAGGAAACAACTTTATAAAAAAATCATAAACTGCGTTTTTCAAGTGTCTTGAAACTATGTGAGAAGGAATGAAGTCTTCCATTTCTCTATCTATTGAATAATCATAATATAAGGTTCTTGATGGTCTTCTATAAACAAATAAAGGTTCCCCCTTTTCATTCATCAAATATATTGATCCTGGCCATTCACCGTCGCTCCACCCTTTAACATCTTTTGATATTGTCTTTAAAAACAACTTCTTATACTGTGGATATTCTTCCTCATAATCAGCATCAAAACGATCTCTTTTATAAGTTTCGTTGATTAGACTTAATTGATCTTTGGTTATAATGAGTTTCATATAAGATAAATACCTTGTTAAATAAAAAACCCACTCTTTTGAAGTGGGTTATATTTATTGTTTGTTATTTAAATTTATTGGGGTCTCCAGAGAAATCTAAGTAACCAAAATTTTCAAATGATGCAAAGTTTTTACACGGATCAGGATCTTTGACTCCTTCACCGCTTCTTCTAAAAGTAATTTGAGTTGGGTCTCCAGATTTTATTTCGTTAGGTTTATAATACCCATATTCAAGTGTGGCCCTTTTATTTGTAAATTCCACTTCCGTTATACCACATGGTAAAGCGGTACTTTTATTAACTTTGTATGTTTTACCTTCGGCTTCATCTTGCATAAAACCGTTTCCAATCATACCAGCTTTTAACTCAATCAACTTAAATTGACCTTGAGTTGGATCTACTTTAGTTGGATCTACTTTTGCCGGGTCTACTTTAGTTGGATCTACTTTGGTCGGCTCTGCCTGAGTTTGAGTTAACGCAGAATAAATAGCATTTAAAGTAAATGTTCCTAATCTACCGTCAGCACCTTTTGGACCCAAGATTTCAGGTCCTAATTTTTTTGATAATAAATTTTGAATGTCTTGTAGTGTCGCCTCATTTAAGGTGTTTTTACTTTCGGTAGCAATTGCCATTCTGTGTAAACCACTGATTCTTTGTTTTTCGGATTCAGTTAAAAATAATTTGTTTTTCATAATTAAGAGTGTGTAAATAAGTTGAAGTCTTCGTCTTCTTCCGCTCTTCTGAATACTGATTCAGGTAGAACTTGTTTAGGATCAGATCCTCCAAGGTTTAGTACCATAAGGTTTTCCATATTCCCAACACATTCAGGTAACATCTGAAGATCAGGATTATTTACCAAAGATAGGTATTGTAAATTTTGTAATTGACAAATAGCTTCAGGTAAAGAAGCCACACATCCAACAAAGTTGATTGCGTTTAACTGTTTAAATCTTCCAATGTCATTAGGAATATTAAGTGAGATTTTATCTTTTGATGTATTTTTAAATGTAAGTCTTTTTAAACTTTCAGGTAATGTTGCAAAAAACTCATCAAATCCGTATAGGGCAATGAACTTAGACGCCGAATCACCAGGATAATCAATAACCACTTTCTCACCTTTATCGCCAGCCAATGACTGCATAAATTCAGGTTTAAAGAATTGTTTCAATCCTTCCTCATTTGTATTTAAGAACTCAATTAAATTAATTTGTCTGTCATCAGCATCCATGAACTGATTATCAGGGAAATGGAATTGGTATCTGTCTGCTGGTAATCCTGAAACTTCACCTGTTTCTTTTCCGTAAGATTTGAATGATCTCGCTTTGTTTGGGATTACAACATATAATGGTCCTCTACCAATGTACCTATCAAACCAAGTAAGGCCAGGTGATGATGTACACCAAGTAGTTTCTCCTCGCCTTCCTTCATTATGAGATCCACCATAAAAACATGCCGCCTCTTTACCTAAAGGGCCTTTGTCTGAGATTTTAGCAACAGTCCAATCTTGACCTTTATAAACAATGTTAGCACCAGGATGAGCATATGTTACAGAAGCCTCTTTTTTCTCATCGGCAGTTGCTTTAGTTTTTTCTAAACTAAAATCTTTAACTTGATCTTGTAAAGTTTCAACACTTAATTTATTTATATCTCTATATTCTTGTGGTAACCTATTTTTAAATCTTTCAAACTTTTGTAGGTTTGTTGTAACCTTATATAAGTCTTCCATGAAAAGATCTTGGAATTGTTTTAATGCTTGTTTGTATTGACCTGATTGTGGATCACTAATCATTAAAGGATGGTCTGCCGGTAACTTAGGCATAATAAAGTTTTTGATTAACCACTGAGCATATTTTCCGATTTTAACTCGTTCCATATCCTGAGGTTTAACATTATCAATATCCATACCATTAGGAACTTTTGTTGTTGGGTCGGCAACAATTAACGCAAATAAAGTTTCAAATGGCATTATACCTTTTTTAGCCTTTTCTTTTGGTTTTACAAACTTATCGAATAGCACTTGAAATCTTGAACTTTCAACAATAAGATCTCTTAATAGATTGGTGAACCTAATTGACATAATATTTTTTTTATTAATAAATATTCCGAATTAGTAAAAAATTAATAATTCATAATAAGTAATTCCTCACCCATATTTTGTTTTGTTCCTTTCTTGGCAGATGCCGCCTTAGCGAACTCCTTCTTAATCCAAGTATACTGTTCTTTTGGGAACCATTCATTGAGTAATTCAAAGTCATAGTAGGATAAAGAAAACTTACCTTTAACTCCATGTAATACATTTGCTAACCTCTCGTGATCTTCACGATCAAAGTCATGGTTGGAGTAATAGTTTTCTGTTTTCCAATATGGTGGATCCAAATAAATGTATGTGGATGGCGAGTCGTATTTCTTAATTACATCAGCAAAGTCCATATTTTCTACTTCTGTAATTTTAAGAAAATGTTCAATCCAATCAGGTTTCATTAATTTATCCCTAAATGTGAGATATTTTGATTTATACTTACCTTTAAGGTCAATAAAACTAGATGTTTCAGGTTTTGACCCACTAAATACTTGGGTAAGAATATAAACATACTTAGCGGCAACTTCATAATTACCAGGTTCTACGCTGAAATTCTCCGCGAATATTTCAGCCTGAAAGCTGATAAATTGTTCTTTATAAATTGGTGGTGTTGGTTCCAATCCCAACTTTTGACAATCAATTGCGTTAATCGCTTTCAATAGTTCATTTGGGGTTTGAACGCATTTAAAGAGGTTGTAGTTCAGCGGGTTAAAGTCATTATAAACAACTTTTTTTAAATTAGGAAACTGTTTTAGGTCCATATTAAAAAAACACCAAAACATTCCGCCAAAGGTCTCTACATAAACCTCCATATTTTTATCGTAAAATGGAACAATCCATTTACCTATTCTACTCTTACCACCAATATAGCTCAACATATTACAAATATAGTTCTTTTGATATTTATTTTCAACACTTAATTAATTAAATTATAAACATGGAAGAGAAAAAAGCAACAGAAGTAAAATGCGCGACTTGTGATGAAAGTAAGCAAGTTAAAAACACACAATCGTTTGTTTTAATATTTGGTGGAATATTTACCTTTTTTGGTATTTACGGAATTGTTTCATTTATTAAAGATATTATATCTTTATTCTAATTTCTTTTGTGTCTAACAAATTGATTGACAATCAAGTCACCAATTGTTTCTAATTTAAATCCTTTTAATTTTACTCGTAACGGGATAGATGTGTCAACATTTTTAGGAAGTTTCACACTTAAAGACCCTTCAGGATGTGGGATGTTAATTGTACCTTCCTTTAAATCTTCAATTGTTATAAAAGCATTATAGATTAAATTATTACCAATCTTATCAAAATTTTGTTCTGGTTTCAAATCAATTCTAATGATCAAGTCACCATATGTTCCATTTTTAAAGTCCCCCATACTATTCAATCTTAAAAACTGACCATTATCTATACCATGTGGTAAATTAATCTCCACACTTTTCATTTCTGTTGTGGATGAATTACCATTACACACAAAACATTTCT